GCGCGGTCGGCCGCGTGATCTCGATTGAACCGGACGGCCGGGCCTATGTGATGGTCAAGGTCGTGTAGCAAAGCAGCATTCCCCACAAACCCGCTTCGGCGGGTTTTTTCATTTCCACCATCAGAAAAATACTGTCTCACCTTTCCCTAGAAATGAGACAGCTATCGCCGTAATGTCAGCGCTAGCCGCTGTTCTAGAGCAATCCACCCACATACCCAACCCGAAAGGCCAATATGGCTGAACCTGCAAGCAGCACCGTCGGCATCGCCATCGCCGCCGGCACCATCACCCTGACCGGGTCCATCCTGGGCGTGCAGTATGACGCGCTGCTGGCCGGCCTGGCTGGCGGCCTAGTTTCGCTGTCCTACCTGCCGCCCATGCGCGGCCCGCAGATCGCCGGCAGCGTGATCGGCTCCTCGCTGATCGCTGGCTGGTTCGCGCCGGTGGCCAGCGTCACAGCAGCCAATTATTTCCCATTCCTGTCGAGCGCCGGCGAATCGGGTATCCGCATCGCGGCCGCAGCCGGCCTGGGCCTGTGCGCCCAGGTCATCATCCCGGCCGCATTCGCCTGGCTGCGCAAGAAAGGAGACGTGCCATGAACATCTTGTATTCGATCGACATGGCGGCGGCGGCCATCGTGCTGGCGCGAGGGTTGTTCGTCGAGCTCAATCACATGCGGCCTGGCACGGGCAGTCCTATCCGCATCACGTGGATAGCGCTCACGGCTGGTGCCGCCGCCGTGCTGCTGTTCGGCGTGACACCGGCCTGGCCCGAGGTGCTGCTCCATTGTGGCATCGCTGCGCTAGTCTGCGTCGACCGGCGCTCATCGTTCTGGAAGGGATCGTCATGCAACTGAGCAAAAATTTCTCGCTGGCCGAACTGGTCGCCTCACAGGTGGCCACACGCAAGGGCATCGACAACGCGCCGGCGCCGGCCATCGTCGCCAACCTCACGCGCCTGGCCACGCTGCTGGAGCAGGTGCGCGCGCTGGTGGGCGCGCCCATCGCCATTTCCAGCGGCTACCGCTCGCCCGCGCTGAACAAGGCCGTGGGCGGCGCGGCCAATAGCGCCCACGTGCTGGGTCTGGCCGCCGATATAAGCACAGCCAAGCTGGCACCCAAGGCGCTGGCCCTGCTGATCCGGCAAAGCGATATCGCCTTCGACCAGCTGATCTACGAGGGAACGTGGGTGCATATCGGCCTGTCGACAGGAGCGCCGCGGCGCCAGGTGCTGACGGCCAAGTTCGCCGGTGGCGGCGTCAGCTACGTGGCAGGTATCGTATGAGCGCCCTGGGCACGCTGGCGGGCGCCGCCGTCAGCGGCATCTGGAAGGCGGCGGCTATCGCACTGGCTGCCGTGCTGCTGGTGGTGGCCAGCTCCACAGGTACCGGCTGGTGGCTAGCCGCCGGCGACCGTGACGCCGCGCGCGCTGCGCTGGTGCAGGAGCAAGGCGTTAGCGCGCAGCTGCGCAGCTCGATCACCGAGCAAAACCGCGCCATCGACGGCATGGCCAAGGCAACCCTGGCGGCACAGGAGCGCGGAGCGGCGGCACAAGCGGCCGCCGCTACCAAGGGCAGGAAGTATGACGCCGCCCTGGCGCAGATCGCGGGCGCGCGCGCCAATACCTGCGACGAAGCTATGCCGGCCGTCAGGCTGCTGCTGGAGGGCGTGCGATGAAATGGATGCTTGTATTGATGCTGGCCGGCTGCGGCAGCGCGCCGATGGCGCCGCAGCGGGTCGAAGTTCCCGTCTTCACACCATGCGTAAAGGAGGTGCCGCAGCGCCCGGTCTACGAATTCGACCAGCTGGCGCCAGCTGCAACGGATGGCGAGATCGTCCTGGCGCTGGCACGGGACTGGCCGCACGGCCGGAAGTATGAAGTGGAACTGGAGGCAGTAATTGCGGGCTGCATTTTGCCAGATGAAAAAAAAGAGCGCTGATTGTCGCTGCATCAACAGCGGCAATCAGCCTCGGCCAGCTGGTCAGGCCAGTGAACCAAGAAGGCTCGTGCTACCTCGGGAAGGTAATTCGACTCTAACATTGGGAGGTACACATTTTGGCATTACCCATCATTCCCTGGATCGGCGGCAAACGACGCCTGGCCGACCGCATCATCCCGCAATTTCCACCGCATACTTGCTACGTCGAGGTTTTCGCCGGCGGCGCCGCGCTGTACTTCATGCGGCCGCCGGCCGAGGTTGAGGTGCTGAACGACGTCAACGGCGAGCTGATCAACCTGTACCGCGTCGTGAAGTGCCACCTGGAGGAATTCGTACGCCAGTTCAAGTGGGCGCTGTCGAGCCGCGAGGTGTTCAAGTGGCTGCAGGACACGCCGCCGCATACCCTGACGGATCTGCAACGCGCTGCGCGCTTCTTCTACCTGCAGCAGCATGCCTTCGGCGGGAAGGTCGACGGGCAGAGCTGGGGCACGGCCACCACCGCACCGCCGCTCAACCTGCTGCGCATCGAGGAGAACTTGTCGGCCGCGCATCTGCGCCTGTCCGGTGCATACATCGAAAACCTGGATTGGTACAAGTGCATGGAGCGCTACGACCGGCCGCACACGCTGTTTTACCTAGACCCGCCGTACTGGGAAACAGCTGGCTATGGCGTGGAGTTTGAATTCGCCCAGTACGAGAAGATGGCCGAGCTGATGGCCCGGCTGAAGGGCAAGGCCATCCTGAGCCTAAATGACCACCCGGACATCCGGCGCGTGTTTGCGCGCTTCCAGATGGATACGACGGGTATTCAGTACAACGTGGGTGGTGGCGGGAGGGCGGTAGAGCGCAAAGAGTTGATTATTTACAGCTGGGATAGGGAGGCTGAGCCGGCAGGCCTATTCTAAGAGGTCCGGCCATCATGTGTCAGTGCTCAGAGATGCTGAAAAATTCCTGACCCATCACATAAGTAGCCACGCGGGCATGCCCGCGTGGTGTTGTTGGATGAGACAATTGCAGCAGATTGGTATTGTTAAATGTCACGCGATACGTAGTAAAATAAACAATTACATTTTTTGGGATGCAAGAAATGGGTGAACGGAACCAGTATGGATTAGGGCGCTACGTTCCTACGGATGTAAAGATATCAGTGCGGAAGCGCTGTGGCTTCGGTTGCGTCATCTGCGGCTTGGCGTTCTATGATTATGAGCATTTCGATCCCGATTTTAAAGATGCGAAAAGTCACGATCCGAATGGGATCACACTTTTGTGCATGCAGCATAATCAAAAGCGGGCAAGAAAGACGCTTTCCGTCGAAACGGTTAGAAGAGCCAACGATGAGCCTTTTTGCATGAGGCGTGGATTCTCAAATGAAATGTTTGATATTGGTCCTGAGCCGGTTGAGGTAGTGATCGCGGGGTCTAAATTTTACAATGTTCAGCATGTAATAGTCATTAATGGGATTCCGATTTTATCGATTCAGCCACCAGCAGAACATGGTGAGCCGTATCTTTTGAGTGGTTTCTTCTCGGATTCTGCTGGTGTTGTTACTTTAAAAATATTAAATAATGAATTTTTTGTAGGGGCGGAAAATTGGGATGTTGAGTGCGTTGGGCCGAGGATAACTATAAAGAAAGATAAGAAAAACATTGCACTGGTATTGCGCGCAGAGCCTCCATCGAAAGTTGTGGTGGAGAGATTGAGTATGGAATTCGAGGGGATTTTCCTTGAAGGCGATAGTGACGGACTGAAGATGTCATTTGATGGTAAGGGATGGAATATAATTTCAAATTGCTCATTTTCTAGTTGTTACGCCGGTATTGCGCTGGGCTCATAACGCTATTTTCTTCTACTTGCCTGAATTATGATTTTGTTTAAGGCGGATTTTATGTGTGCCGACTATACCCCCAGCCGTAAAGAGCAGATCGAAGAAAGCTTTCGAGTCGGATATCCCCTGCTCGACCTGCCACCCGAGGCATGGCCAGGCTACATGGCGCCCATCCTGCGCGGCTCGCACGAAGCGCCCGGTGAGCTCGAAATCGCCCCTGCCATGTTCGGCATGGTGCCTCACTGGGCCGATCACAAGCTCGCCCGCCAGACCTACAACGCCCGCACCGAGACGGTAGCCAGCAAGCCATCCTTCCGCAGCGCCTGGAAGCGCAAGCAATTCTGTATCATCCCGGCCGCCAATTTCTTCGAACCGAATTACGAGACCGGCAAGCCTGTACGCTGGCGCATTGAGCGCGCCGATGGTGGCCCGGTGGCTATCGCCGGCATTTGGGAATACCGGCCGGCGGATCAGTTGCTGTCGTTCTCGATGCTGACTATCAACGCCGACGGTCACCCGCTGATGCAGCGCTTCCACAAGCCAGACGACGAAAAGCGCATGGTGATGATCCTGGACCCTGACCAGTATCAAGGCTGGCTGGATGGCACGCTGGTGTCGGAAGAGGACGTTTATCGGCAATATCCTGCCGATTTGCTCGTCGCACAGCCTGATCCCCTCCCCCCTCGTGCAAGAATGAAACCTGCCGCAAGGGACGATACGGCGCCACCAGGCTCTCTTTTCTAGAAACAATTTTATACTTCCTGTTTCTTGCTTCGGTCGATATACTGTATAAAAACACAGTATATTGGCCGACCATGAATGCAATATTATCAATACCTCAACCTAGCCAGCCCGGTGTATCGCAGGTGCCGTTGTCTCTTGCGCAGTACCCTATTCCCCGTACGCAGCCGGAAATTTCACACCGCATATCCGCTGGATTCCCGTCTCCCGCCGCCGACTACACCGAAGACGGCCTGGACCTGAATGCGCTGCTGGTGCAGCACAAGGCAGCCTCGTTCTTTTTCACGGTCGAGGGCGACTCGATGCGCGATGCCGGCATACTGGATGGCGACAAGGTGGTGGTCGACCGCTCCGTCGCGCCTCTGCACGGCCACATTGTCATCGCCGTCATCGATGCCGAATATACCCTCAAGCGCCTTTATTGCCAGCGCGGTAAAGTAGAGCTGCGCCCGGACAACCCGGCATATAAGTCGATCTGCCTGGCGGAAGGTAGCGAGCTGCAGATATGGGGGGTGGTGACCGGCGTCGTGCGCAAGTTGCGGGTGTGAGATGAACGACCCGACCAAGCAGATTTTTGCGCTTGTCGACGTGAACAATATGTACGTCAGCTGCGAGCGCGCTTTCAACCCCCGCTTGCGCGACCGCCCGGTGGTGGTGCTGTCCAACAACGACGGCTGCGCCGTGGCCAGATCGAACGAGGTGAAGGCCCTGGGCGTACCGATGGGCGCGCCCTGGTTCCAGATGCGCGACCTGGCGCGCCAGCATGGAATAGTTGGCTTATCGTCAAACTATACCTTGTACGCAGACATGAGCAACCGCATCATGACCATCCTGCGAACGTACAGCCCCAATGTCGAGGTCTACTCGATCGATGAGTCGTTTCTCAGCCTGAACGGCTTGGGCAACCTGTGGGCTTCCCCTACAGTCATGGGGCAAGATATCCGCGCCAAGGTGTCGCAGTGGACCAGCCTGCCTGTCTGCGTTGGCGTAGGTCAATCGAAGACCCTGGCCAAACTGGCGAACCACGTCGCAAAGAAATTCCCTTTGTTTGACAGCGTTGCCGACTTCACGACCATGTCGGACGCCCGAGCCGCATGGCTGCTGCAGCGCATAGACGTCGGGGAAGTATGGGGTGTTGGACGGCGCATCAGCGCCAAGCTGCGCGCCATGGGCATCAACACCGTGCAGGACTTGAAAGATGCGCCACCCAGCACTATGCGGGCGCACTTCGGCGTCGTGCTCGAGCGCACGTGCAATGAGCTGCGCGGCATTTCCTGCCTGGAACTGGAGGAGGTGGTCCCACCCCGCAAGGAAATCGTGTCGTCGCGCTCCTTTGGCTCCATGGTCATGACGGCGGCCGAGCTGGGCGAATCGATATCGACCTACGTCGCGCGCGCCGGCGAGAAGTTGCGCAGCCAGCATTCCCTATGCGGTGCCGTCCATGTTTTCGTACAAACGAATCGGTTCCGCGAGCAGGACGAGCAATACTTCAATGGCATCACCATCCCCCTGGTCGAACCAAGCGCCGACAATCGCGTCCTGGCCGGCGCCGCGCTGCACGGCCTAGCCATGATTTTTCGCAACGGCTTCAAATACAAGAAAGCCGGGATCATGCTGATGGATCTGCAGCCGGATACTCAGCGCCAAGGCGTCTTGTTTGATGCTAGCCAGGACCGTGCTCAATCAGTGCGCGCCATGGCCGCCCTCGATGCCCTAAATGAACGGTTCGGGCGCGACACGGTACACCTTGGCTCGGCTGGCCTGGTCAGGCGTTGGGCAATGCTGTCGGAAAATCGCACTCCGCGGTACACTACGAATTGGCAAGAGTTGCCAAAGGTTCTGGCGCATTAGGATAACAAAGGCACGCGATTAATTGGTGTAAATTTACCAATCATCAATTCAAGTAACTGATTTTAAACATTATTTGATTCCGGCTCCGGGCACCAGCGCACAGAATTCAGAAACATAAAAAAAGCCATTAAACTCAATAAAATCAACGAGTTAATGGCTTTTTTTACGTCCCGCGATTCCCCTTAATCCAGATTAAACCCGACAAAAACCAGTAGCGATTACGCCAAATTTACGCCATGATTACGCCTCAACGAGAGGGATGCATGGCTTCATTCAGGAAACGGGTTGGCGGTTGGCGGGCAGAAATCGCCATCCTCGGCACACGGGAATCTAAAACATTCAGCACCAAGGCCGAGGCTGCGGCCTGGGCGTCGGCACGCGAAACCGAAATCCGGCGCGGCGCAGACAGTGGCATCGTCATCGGGAAAAGCTGCGGCGACGCATTCGACAGGTATCTGGAAGAAGTATCCATCCACAAGCGCGGCGAGCGCTGGGAAAGGCTGCGCCTCAATGCCATCGGCGAAGTGGTCATTGCCGGCGAGAAAATTAGAGACATCAAACTGGCCAACGTGACCCCCGAACTGCTCGGCGCCTGGCGCGATCAGCGCATGACCGGGGAAAGCAAGGTCACTGGCGCCACCGTGAATCGTGAGCTGAACCTGCTATCCCACGTCTTTACGACTGCGCGCAAGGAGTGGAAATGGATTGCGGACAGTCCCACCAGCGACGTGCGCCGTCCCAAAGCCGCGGCTTCCCGCGAGCGCATTCCCACCAACGATGAAATCGAGCGTCTATGCAATGCACTTGGCTTCACCGAAGAGCCGGTGACGACCAAGAGCCAGGCCGTGGCGGTCGCCTACCTCTTCGCCATCGAGACGGCCATGCGGGCAGGGGAAATTTGCGGACTGATGCCCGCCTGGCTTGACGGCGCCGTCGCCCGTCTCCCCGCCTCGATCAATAAAAACGGCGTGCGACGAGACGTGCCGCTTTCAAAGCGCGCGCTGGAACTCCTCGCGCTATTACCGGACTCCGGCGAGGAGCCATTGTTCGGTATTTCCTCATCCTCGCTCGATGCCCTGTTCCGCAAAGCGCGCGAACGATCCTGCATCGAGGGACTGACCTTCCACGACAGCCGGCACGCGGCCATCACGCGATTGGCCAAAAAATTGAACGTGCTAGACCTGGCGCGCATGGTCGGCCACAGGGATTTACGGATGCTCCAGATTTATTACAACGAGAGCGCCGAGGATATGGCGGCAAAGCTCGGGTAGGCACGAGAAGGTTTGCCATATACTAACGCGGGTTCGATTCCCACCGTCTCCACCACTGAATTGTTTAGAATTAAGTAGTTAGCGAGAAGAAGGCTGTCATTATTTGGGTTGTTTTTGGGCTGTTTTAGCCTAGGAATGACAACAAAATGACAGCCTTTTTTTTGCACGCATCAACAGTGCCCATGGGAAGCGCGTTGAACTAAACCAGTGTGGCGACTGAGGCTTGAAGCCACTGGGTTTCGTTCATTAAACTTGTTTTCGTCTAAATGCAAAAAAAGCAATCAATCCAAGGCCAGCGAACAACATGGTGAAAGTGCTTGGTTCGGGAACAGGGCTTGATATCGTTAAATCAAACGTTTTCTTCACTGCCAAGCCGGTATAGTCGCTAAAACCAGTCCCTTCCCTTTCTGACATGATGACAAAACTCACAGCACTTTCACGATTTTGATAAGCTTTATTGACGAAATTGGTAAGATCAACTGACGACGACACATAGGATCCTCCTTTCGGGCCTGGATTTGGACCAATTTTTCCTATGAGCTCTTTGGCAGCTGGAGCGCTATAACGACGTATCCAGGCTTCATCCCACTCGGATGAGATGGAGAAAATACTAAGCGGTCCTGGCCCCATTAGCACCGGTTGAAAATTGGGTCCATATGTAAAATTAAAAATAGCTGATTCAATGGTTTGTCCTTGAACATATGCTGGCAATGTAAATTTTTCGTAAGCACGAGCATATCCTTGGTTCAGATAATTTCCAGCAGAGATTCCGCCGCGCTCAAATACAACACTCCAGTCCTGGCGGTGGAATAGCGAAATATTTTCGACGGCATCCAATGTAATAACCTTTGCTACGCTTGGAGCGGAGAGACAGACAAGCAATATAGGCAATAGTTTTTTAAATAACGAAAAAGATACTAATTTCATAACTATCCTTGTTAATATTGAAATATATTAAAACCAATGTGAAGATAAATTGCATTATCAGCAACGATATTATAAATTAAAAAATATCAAAATGCCAAAGAAATTTAGCTCATGAAATTAAATGTATTTTTCATATTAATGAAATATTACCACTCTTTCTATCCGGCATTACAAAGCACAAACTCGGCAAAATATATTGATCAAAAGCTTGAGCAAGAGGACCGACAGAAGTAAAAACAATGACATATCTTATCTGTCAAAAACCGCTCAAAGTGCGTCAAAATGCGTCAAATCGCATACCCTATCTTCGCCCCGCCGCGCCAGTCCTCATGCGCCTTCGGCCATGGCGCAAATTTGAGTCAAAAGAGCCCTATATAGCGGGCAGGTGTGGAGGGGGGACAACTGCGCGCGCCGGGCCGAAATGGGCTTTTTTCTTGCTTCTGGTGCAACATCATTCGTCGGGACGTGAAAAAGCCGCCTCATGGGCGGCTTGTGCGGTGGCTGGGGGCGCTCTGGCGCGGCTGGGCTATCGCGGCCCTGCCCTGCCAGCTATCGCGGCTTAGCGGTCATCCTGCGCGGCCGGCGCGCGCCTTGGCCGCCTGCTCCTTGTCGTAGTCGTCGCGGCAGTCCACATCGCAGAACAGCAACGCGGGCGCCAGCGCCTCATCGCAGTAGTGGCAGCAGCCATGCGCCACCAAGGCGGGCCGGCCGCGCACGGCGGCCAGGCCGCGCGCCACTTCGGCAAAGATGATCTTGTCCGTATTGTCGATATGGTCGCTCATTGCGCGCCCTCCCCGCCCGTGGCCAGGTCATACGGGGCAAACCGCACCACTTCCACGCCGGCCCACTCGTTGATCGCTTCGAACTGCGCCTGCAGCGGCACCAGCTCATTGCGCGCGAAGACGCGCGCGGCCGGTTCGACGGCGCCAAAGCCGCCGGCATTGTTCGGCAGGATGCCCATCAGCTGCGGCGGCACGCGGTGCGCGGCCAGCTGATCGTCGCGCGTGACGCTCTTGATGTTGAAAAACTCGTCCTTGGCGGCCACGTCCGACACGGGCAGGATCTGGATACCGTCCTTCTTGCCGTTCGGTGCGTACATAAACAGGTTGCGGAAGTTGCCCGGCCCCTTGCTGTCGCGCATGGCCTGGCGCAGGTTGTCCACGTCCTGCGTGTTCGCTGCGGCGTCGGTCATGTAGAAAACGAAACCGGCATGCGAGCCGTTCTTGTAGTACTTGCGGCGGAACAGGGTGGCCGCCTCGTTGAGCCAGGCCGATTGCAGCGCGCTCAGGTACTGCGGCACGCCGTACAGTTCCTGGTTGACGTCCGGCTCCATCAGGTGGAACACGCGACCCTTGTCGAACTGGTGCACTGCCTGGTAGCCATTCACGAAGAAATACGTGTCCAGATCGACGCCGCGCCGCATGTACTTGGCAAGCGCGTGCTGGTACGCCAGCGCCTTGCCGCTGCGGCTGGGCCGGTCTTCCAGGTAGGCATTGCCGAACGTCAGGAAGTCCAGGGCCATGCGTTTGAAGGCGTCGCGCGACAAATACTTGCTGGGAATCAGGGTAGACGCCAGGACGTTGGCCTTGAAGTGGATGGCGCTGCTGTGGTGCACGCCGGCATTGAAGGACTTGGCCAGGCCGGCCAGGTTGACGGGCGGCTCATACCAGTGGCCGTTCTTCCAGCATTCGAAGCAATCGAGGATATCGGCGTGCTCCAGCACGGGCGTCGGGTCGCCGAAGGAAAACGCCTCGATGCCGGCGGCGGCCGGCGCCGTGGCCGCTGTTGATGGTGCGCTCTCGGCCTGTCGGCCGCGCGCGCGCAAGTGTCGTGCTTTGCTCAAGAATAAATCTCCATGAAAGATTGGTGGTTGTCAGTGGTGCCTTCGAAGGGCTCGTGATCGAGGGCGTGCATGCAGGCCCACGCCAGATCGGCGTGGCCGGTTTCGTCGCTGCGGCCAGCGACGTAGGTGACGTGCCGCCCGCTGGGGGTGAGGGTCTTGTGGATGGCCATGAACGATTGCGCGATGTCGGTCCAGCCGGCGTCGAACTCCAGCCGGCCCTTGCTGATGATGTTTTTCGCCTTTAAGACCATGCGGGTTTTGACTTCGGGCGAGTAGTTCAGGGGCGTGACGGCCGGGAAGAAGCCGCGCACGATGGGCAGCACGCCGATGCCCATGCCCGTGGTATCGATGCCGATGTATTCGACGTTGTAGCGCTGCGTCATCTGGCGGATGGCGTCGGCGTGATCCTCGAAGCTCTGTCCGCGCCACTGGTGGCGCTCCAGGATGCGGAACTTGCCGCCGGCCGTCATGGGCGGCGCCAGCACGACGCAGCCTGCGCTGTCGCCGTTCAAGGCCGGGTCGTAGCCGATCCACACGGGCCGGTTACCGAACGGGCGCAGGCCCAGCAAGGGCTTGTAGTCGTCCCACTCGACCCAGGAATCGACCATACAGCGCTGCAGCTCGGCGAGCGGGAAGACGCTGGCCGAGTCGTCAATAAAATTGCACATCAGCAGGTTGTCGAACTGGTCCGGGCTGTATTCGAAGTTGCGCAGCTCGTCGATGTCAAAGAGATTGCAGCCGCCGCGCTCGGCGTCCAGGATGGTGACGATCTGGCGCCAGATCTTGTCCTCGCCCGTGAAGCCCGACGACAGGCGGCCGTGGCTCACGTCGATATTCACCTGGTCGGCCTTGGCGCGGCGCTTGTTGAACAGCTCGCCCATCCAGAACGGGTAAGCCTGGTGCGTGGTCGAGGATGGCGTAGAAAAATAGGTCTTGCGCCATTTCTTGTGGATGGCCATGCCCGAGGCCACCTTGTTCAACTCCTGGAAATTCTGCGTCCAGAAGAATTCATCG